CTGTTGGTGCGACAGGTTTCTCAGTCTTCATGTGGAAGGTCTGGTAAATCAGTCCACCTGCAGCCTGGTAACCGGCGACAATCGTGCTCTGATCACCAGCATTGCCGATGATCTCGTAGTACCGCAGGCACCGCGCCAGGTCGTCCGCTGGATGCAGCGGCACGTAGTTGGCGGGCTGTGAGCCGACCACCAGACAGGCGTTGTCGAGGTAGGCGGTGCCAGATGCCATCAGCGACACGCCAGCGATAATCGAGGTCGTCGTGGCGCTGATTCCCGTGGCAGTAACTTGAAGCGTCTCGAATGCTCCACCTCCGGAGTGGTACGCGCCGTAGATATTCCCAGCCCCACCAGCGATCTGAATGAACGGACGCACCATATTCGCGGAAAGTGCCCGAACGCGAATACTCAGCGTGATAGTGCGGGTCTTGAGCTGGCTGAAGTCCTCCAATTTCTGGAAGATGAAACTTTCAGCATTGTGCGTATAACTGAAGCCAAGGCTATAGAGCGAGCCGGCGTCCACATTCGCGGCCGCAGTTTCACGCTGCACAACCGAGAAGGTGGACGTGCCGCCCAACCCGTTGTACCAACGGTCGGCGCTGTACACCCCCGTAGCGGTGAAGCCAGCCGTGCCCCGCTGCCAGGTCTCGAAGCCCCCGTTGGTGAGCAGGTTGGCGCGGGCCACGTCCGGACCGAGCTTGGCATTGGTGACGGACGCGTCCTGGATGGCCGAGCCGGCCACGCTGTTCGCGGTCAGGTTGACCGGCGAGCCGAGCGTCACGCCCGTGGCATCTGCGCGGACCAGCACCGAGCCGTCCGACTTCATCACGTTCAACGCGCGCGAGTTGGTCGGGTCGGTGTTCTCCACGCTCAGCGCGTAGTTGATCGTGTCGTTGATCTGGGTCGGCGACAGCGGCACACCCGCGCCCGGCGTGCCGATCAGCGCGTCGATGACTTGCTGCACCTGGTGCGCTTGCATCGGGTCACCAGGGTGAACGGGCTGAAATGAAACCATCAGTGCGGTACCTCCGGAATTGTCATGGTGACCCCCATGTACCGGTCGCGCCCGAGGCAAGGAGCGCCCAGTGCGCGGTGTCGGACGGTGGAGCTGCGCCACCGCTGCTCACGCCAGTGGTGCAGATGTAGGACGACCCGGTCGTTCCGTAGAACACGGCATCGTTGATCGCGTAACTATTGGTCGAGACCCAGTTACCCCGCCAGGTGAGACCCACTGGACCGGTTGCACCCGTGGGTCCTTGTGGACCGGTAGCACCTGTCGCTCCAGGGTTGCCCTGTGGACCTTGAGCGCCGGTCGCGCCCGTTGGACCCTGTGGGCCCGTTGCGCCAGTGGCACCCTGCGGTCCACGAATGTTGCCCTGCAAGATCCAGACCGTGCTCGAGGTCTTCTGGTAGTAGTCACCCGTCGCTGAGTTCAGGTAGAAGTCACCCGGAACGCCGGTAGCCGACGCCGGGGCACCCGTGCCCGTCCACCAGACGGCGCCTGGTGTGCCAGCAGGCCCCGTCGCACCCGTCGCACCCGTTGGACCTGGGTTACCTTGCGGACCCTGCGCGCCTGTCGCACCGGTGTCGCCCTTCGGGCCCTGGGTGCCCGTGGCACCCGTCGGCCCCGGATTGCCCTGCGGCCCCTGAGCGCCCGTGGCGCCGGTCGCGCCCTGGGGACCTGCCGGCCCCTGGGCGCCGGTGTTGCCTGGCGGACCCTGGGGACCAGTCGCGCCACCCTGCGCGAGCACGCCCCAGTGCGTCGGATCAGCGTCCGGCGTGGTGCTGGTCGGCCCGACGGCCGCCAGGGCGATGTAGCTCGAGCCGTTGTACGTGACACCGTCGTTTTTGGCGTACGCGATCGATGACGACCAGGTACCGCGCCAGTTGAGCGTGACCCCACCACCACCACTCACGACGGGCCCGTTGTTGCCTGTGCCATTGTGGTTGTGGCCAGCCACCGGGTCGAAAAGCGCATCGGTCCGCAGCCAGCTCTGCGTCAGCCACTTCTGCAAGTATGTCTGGACATCGTCGCCCTGGGCGTACAGCAGGAAGTTGGCGACTTTCGTCTTGAGCGTCACCTTAGCGCCACCACACCGTGCCACTGTCCCAGCGCGTGCCGTCGTCCCAGAAGTAGTTCACCACCGGCGAGGCGTTGGCCGGTCCAAGAATTTTCATGGTGATCTGGGCTACCAGCACCGGCTCGGCGGTGCCCTTGCCGGACTCACCGCGCAAGTTGACCATGCGCCGCGTGATCGGCGGCTGAATCAGCACCTGGTAGGTGTCGCCCCACTCGTCGCGCAGGCTCACCCGTCCGCTGTTCTGGAGCAATTGCAGGCGTCGATACTGGACGATGGCGCGCCCGATGTCGCGGCCGCCGAAGCGGTCCACGTTGCCCTCGCCCAGCAGCACCTCGTACTGGCGCACCTGGCGGACCGCGACGCGCACCTGACCGCGAGGCAGCAGCGCGCGCACGATGGCCGGCGCCTCGTTCGAATTGAAGCCGTCGAGCCGAAAGCCGAGGCGCCGCCCGACGAAGTCCTGGCTGCCGATCAGGACCGACTGCGGCGAGGTGTTGGCCATCCCGAACAGGCTGTAGTTGCCGCCGTCGGCGTTGACGTTGATATTGACGTAGGCGCCGATGCCGAGTCCGTCGCCTTCCACGTCGACCTCGAGCAGGTCCTTGGGCGTCGCCACGTGGCCCCAGTCCTGACCTGGCACGTAGAACTGCCACGACTGCGCGAACTGATACTCGGGGTCCTGCAGGGGGTTTTCGGTACGCGGGATGATGCACCACTGCACCGTGTACGGCCCGCCCGGCGCGGCCGCGCCGATCCACAGCCGCGGCGGCTGGGTCAGGCCCGAGATGGCCAGGAGAAAACAACGCTGGCCGGGCAGCACCGTCAGGCCGCCGTGCCACAGCATCGGGCTGGGGCTCAGCGCGCTCGGACTCGGGCCGTAGCCGTAGCCGTAGCCGAAGGGCGAGACGCCGGCGTCGCCCTGCATGATGTCGCGGCCCCAGCAGATGTAGGTGTCGACGCCGTTGTAGACCGCGGCGATGGTCCACGGGCCCCAGCCGCAGATCGCCGTGATGCGGCCGCGCACGGGCGTTTCATTGGGCAGCCCATGACCCGGCGTGACGCTCACGATGCGGCCCGCGGTCGAGCCGCCGCTCACGTCCAGGCGGTACAGCCCGCTCAGGTGGTTGGCGTACACCTGGCCGTCGATGGTGCCCGTGGCCACGCCGTTGAAGTCATCGATCCCGTCGGCAAAAAAGGGCATCAGGTTCGGCGTGAAACCGGTGGTGCCGTCCACGTCGTGCAGACCGTTGGTCTTGGCCACGTACACGTGCGCCTGATCGGAGACGAGCGAATTGATGCCGTAGGTCGTGTCGCCGACCGGGATGCTGGCACCCCAGTTGGCGGCGGTCAGCGGCGCGGTGGCCACGTTGGTCACCGACGAGGGTGAATCGGAGGCGATCAATTGGGTGGCGCCGGTGGCGCCCGTCGCCTGGGCCTGATACCAGGCGTGCGCCAGCGCCTTTCTGCGCACCGCGCTGTTGGGGGTCGACCAGGTACTGCCGAGTTTTTCATGCAGCATGTCCGGGCCTGCCGAGCTGCTCGGGCCGGTGCTAGTGCCGACGTACAGCCCGCCATTGAAGGTATCCATCTGCCAGGCGAGGATGCCCGCGCCCAGGTCGTGGTCGGCCACCGGTGCACCGGTGCCGCCAGGGATGCGGTACACCGTGCGACCGGCGCCAATCAGAAAGTCGCCGGCATAGTCCATGCCGCAGCGCGCGTCGTCGGTCGCGCCCGGCAGGGTGACAATGTTCTGGTAGGGGCCTGGCAGGAGCAGTCGGGGAAAGCGCGCGTCGGCGTTGATCGCGTAGGCGTAGGTACCACCCAGCAGGCGCCACGAGTAGAACGCCCCCAGGTGGAAGGTGTCCATCACCAGCGGCTCCTCGCTGATGTCGATGGGCTCGCCTGAAATCTGCGGGACGTTGGTTTCCTGATCGTTGCCCTGCTGCTGGCCATTGCCGCGGCCGGCGGCGGAAAAACCGAACAGGGTGAGGTCCTCGCCATCCAGGGAGATCGACTCTCTCAGCGGAAAGGGCATCTATCCGGGCGTCAGGACCGTGTAGCCGTAGCCGTAGTTATCCCGCGAGCGGACGGTGAGTACCGCGGGCCAGTGATATTTGCGGGGTTTGGGATGCTCGAGCGTCAAACGTTTCCACTGGTTGGCGGCCGCGCGGGACTGGGCGCGCAACTGGCGAAAGGTGGTCTGGTCTTCGGGAATGCCCCACTTGCTGAGCTCGTGGTAGATCCAGGCTTCGCCGACGACCTCCATGCCGCGGATGGGCAGGATGCCCTGGTCGGTATCCAGTTTGAGACCCTCCTCAGACGCGAGCCCAAACCCCATGCCGCTGAGGTTCACCCACCAGGACATCGGGATGTACACGAGTGGCTTCAGGGTGTCGCCGTCGTTCAGCGTCTGGGCGATTTCCAGTCCGGGGTTGTCGGCACCCGAAACCCAGCGCCAGTTGAGCATCAGGTCATCGTCGGCGTTGGGATCGGCGTTCGCGGCCCGGTAGTACACCTCGACGATCTGATCCTCGGCCATCAGCCACGGCGCGAGCTGGCCGATGGGATACACCTTCTGGTTCAGCACGCCAGGGATACTCAGTTTCTGGACCGTCCAGCATTCCTGCAGCACCTTGTTGACCAGGTCATTCAGTCCCACACGGCCCTCGTACCGCACCGGCGGCAGCTTCCCGTAGAACTCGACCGGCGTGCCGGCCAGCGTCAGGTGCGAATGTGATCGTTCGAGGGTCACGACGCCGCGGCCGGGAGAGAGACCCTCGTACACCACGCGCCGCGTCTCGCCCGCGTTCGGGCCACTGGGCTGGTATTCCCAGGTATTGCCCAGAAACGACGGCTCCAGCTCGCTGCTCTGAAAATCGGCGATGACCACCTGGTTTGCCTGCGTTGCGCTGTCGGTCGTCTGGGTGCGGATGTTGAAACCAGCCGCGTCGGCCAGGACATGTCGATAGGTGGTCAGCGTCGGAAACGCGGCGCCTGGCGCTGGGCCGAGCGGATCAAGAACGAAGGGCATCGATCACCCCCACGTGGGTGTGCCCCAGACGGCGTCGTAGTCGGTATTCGACTGCTTGACCAGTGCCTGGCCCGTGGTGCCCGCCGGCGGCAGGCCGGTCACGATCGAGGCCTGCACCGCGTCGGTCATCACCGTGTTGCGCATGCTGGTGTAGCCCAGCGCGCTGACCACCACGTCCAGTTCCCGCTCGGCCACCAGCCAGAAGTCGATCAGCCCATCAGTACCCAGGACAATCGGATTCGGCAGCAGCGTCGCGCTCGACTCGTCGGCGTAGATGGGTTCGCTGATCGGGTTGCTGGTGCCGACGTCGTACAGCGCCGCGGTGGGCGCGGACGCCGCCGATGGCACGCCGAGCGCGCCGTTGGCCCAGCGCAGCATGACCTGGTCGCGGAACTGGGCCCTGCTCATCAGCCCGTTTTCCTTCGATATTTAGCGGCTAAAGCCTTCAGAACTTCCGTTTTGCGTTTCGGCGAAAGCAATGCAAACAGAGTCAGCATCACACCGCGTGCGCGTCCCCCGGTAACGCGCCAGGTATGCAGTGGTTGTCGCGAGTGAATACCTGCCTGAATAGCTCCTTCCAGATCTGAGTCGTACTGTGGCCGCAGTTTGATGGTGCCGCCGAAGAACGCGACTAAACGTTCAAGGGGTTCTCTCTGAACTTGGCTAGCCAAAACACTCTCAGTCCCATCACTGCCGTGCGAAAAACAACCTTCGCCTTCCAAAAAACCCGCTGCCCAGTAAAGGTCCGTTGTGCGCGGTGAACGGAGAGCATGTGGGACGTGAGGTCCTATCCAGCCCAGCTTCCCGGATTGACGATCGAGAGGATGCCCACCACGCTTCCACCAACGCTTGTAGTGCGTATTGCACCAGCCTCTAGCGTAATGAGGGCGAGCGCAACCTTCGATCGTGCAGTTAGACATGCCGATACGGTAACCGGCAGTTGTTGAAAGTACGTTGAGTTGCGCGCGCGGCATCGTCTCAGGCGTTGCCCTCGATCGCCACGGTGGCAGCCACGCGCGCCGGTCCGGTGGTCGTCACGGTGTTGATCTGCAGCGTGATGCGGTCACCCGGACGGATGCCGCGACTGCCGGGGTCGGGCACGCTGTTGGTGAACTCGCCGGTGCCCGAGGCGAGCGTGGGTTTGTTGGCCGTGCTGGCCCACACGGAAGTGCCATTGACGAGCACGTCACCGACGCACGCGCCCCCGCCAGCGGTGGCAGCGGAGAACTTGATGCCGCTGAGGCGTCCGAAGCACACCGCGACGTACTCGGTGAGCACCTGACCCGCAGTCGTCGCCGCGTTGGAATAGCCGGCGGCGGTGTCGACGATGTTCTTGGCCTGGGAACGTGTGCCTGGCATGGCGGGGTAAAGCCTCCTTGCCTTTTCTAAGCAGAGCGCCGGCGGCTCGCGCCGGGTTGGGGTTCGGGTTCCGGTTCCGGGACAGGCTGGGGGGTTGGTTGGGGCTCCGGTTCTGGCTCAGGCTCTGGCTCAGGATCCGGTTGGGGTCGCGTGCTGCCATAGCCAAGTGTCTGCAGCGTGGTGGCCACCACCGCGGCGATACTTCCCAGATCGAGGCCGCCGTTGGTCAGGCCGGTCTGCTGGAGCCCTGACACGATGGCTGAGCCCAGGTCCTGCTGCTGCTTGCGGTCGGCGTGCATCACGTCCTGGTGCTGACGCAACGCCCGTTCGGTCGGCAGGTCGTCCCTGCCGCAGTACTCGCACAGCTCTGGCGCTTCCGGGAGGGAGACATCCTTGAGCTGCGGGAAGTACACCGGGCGTGCGCCGCGCCAGCAGCCCTGCGCTTTGGCCGAGCCGGCACCCGGTCGGCCGAGATGCGTCAGGTGGTCCTTGCTGGCGCCGACGTGCTGCTCGCAGGTGGGCACCAGTGGCGGGTGCAGGTGATAGCCCAGGTCGAGGAGCTGGTTGATGCTCAGCTCGCGCGCGCCGCCGGCCTGAAACAGTGGCTCAAACGGGTGGTCCATGTAGTAGGCACACGAGCCGAACTGCCCGTAGTCCGTCAGGACCTGCCAGCCGCGGCGAATCTTTTTCATGAGTTCCATGTCGGAGGCGTCACAGGCGACAATTTCTCCAGAGCCGGGCATGCGGCAATAGATCAGGCCCTGGTCGGCGATGACCGAGTTGGGCTCTTCGGTGCTCAGTGCTTCAGCCATAGTGGCTCAGCTTCTCCGTTGTCGGGTGCAACATAGGCCGTCGCGATAGCCGCTCGATGAAAGATGGCGGTGTACTCCCAGTCGACCTCGTCGGTGAGCAGGTGAGCCCCGAAGGTTGTCACGGGTGGCAGGGTGCTCACCCGCCCGAGCGCGTCGTCGAGTTCTGGACGACCCAGCGGCGTGTGCTTGTTGCCGCCGGGTGGACGCTTGGGAAAGCCCTTGACGGCCACGACCGGCAGTGGGCCGCGGGGTGGTCGCTCGCTGAGGCGCACAAACGTCCAGCCCTGCTTCGCGAGCTGGCGGATCATGCGTTCGAGCGACCACTGCAGCCGCTGCCGGGCCAGGTCGCGATGGGCGAGCGCCGGCAGACGCACGTGAAATTTGACCGGGTACACCTGCCGCTCGGCCTCGGGCTTGAGAAGGATGGTGGTCACGTGAACACGACGATCCCGCCGCCGGCACTGCCAGGCACCAGATAGATGCCGGACTTCGCCGGGATGTCCAGTGGGATGACGCCCAGCGGCGGCGTGGTGGTGGTGTATAGCACCGTGCCGCTGGCCGCGCTGGGGTTGTCGTAGAGCGTCAGGCTGCCGGTGATCGCGGCGTTGACGACGATCTTGGCGAGGCGCCCGGCGCGTGGCTTCACCACGACATTCGTCGTGGTGAACGCCACGTAGTCCGAGCCGATGAAGGTCTGATTCACACCGGGCCTACTTGACGCACAAGGCCTTCACCGACCAGTCGCTCGAGTTGGTGGTCGCCGCGGCCGCCTCGTCGGCTTCCAGACGTTCGAACATGCCATAAATGGTGTCCATCGAGACCACCCAGGCCAACTCAAGCGGGTCGTACCAGGTGTGCGTTGTCGGCTGGCGCTGGATCGCCTTGAAGTAGTGCGTTTTGGACCAGAACGCGCCCGTGGCATTCGGCGCGGTGCCCGACAGCAGTTGCGACTCGTACACATCGGCGCCGTACATCTTGCCCACGCGCGCCTCTTCGACGGCGGTGCCAGCCTCGTCCTGGCCGACATACAGCATGTTGGTGAATTTCTCGAGCTTGAGAAAGCCCGAGTATGTCGCCGGCGGGACGGCGATGTACCACGGTCGCGGCGCGGCGTTGTTCCGCAACAGGGTGCGCGCCTGGATCAGGTTATCGTCCGTGAGCTCCGCGCCGGTCGTACCGACCGAGTTGGTCGCCGCCGGGAACAGACCTGCCGCGTCGACGTCCATCTGGCGCGCCAGGGCGTACGCGCCGGCGATCGTCGTCTCGGAGCGGATGTCGTAGCGGGACTGGATCTCTGCAATATCTTCGATGCGCTGGGCGATGGCGCGGTGACCGTTGGTCATCGGCAGCACGAACTGCTGCTGCGTCTCGGTGATGGCCTGTGGCGTGAGCGGCGTGCCGGCTGCTTTGGCATTGGCCGTCAGGTTGTGCCGCGACGGGAGGTTGATGGTATTGGCGTGCTGGTCGACCAGCGCGCTCTTGTCGTCGAAGAGTGCCGCGACAACGATGTCGTACTGGATGGCCCGGTTGAGCTCCGGACTCCAGACCTGATCGATGAAGACGGCGGCGGTCGAAATCGTGACTTCGCCAGCCAAGGTATGAAACCCTCCAGTGAGGGCGTCTTTGTCAGAAGCCCACTAACTAACTAGCGTGACCGTTGCGCGAAGCGTCGCTCGCCATCTGCGCGGTCAGCGCATCGATCTGCGCGGCCGTGAGTTTCTTCGCGTCCTTCGGCGACAAGGCCCGGTATTGTTCGATCGAGACGACATCGGGATTGCCCGCAGAACCGTTGTAGGCCTCAGGCGTCGCACGCGAGCCGACCAGGCGGCCGCGCAGACCCTGGAGCTCGGCCTCGAGCCGAGCGATCTGCTCGTCCTTGCTTCGGGCACCGATGGCCATGGCGCGTTTGGCCAGGTCCGCGGCGCTCGGCGAGGCGAACAGGTCCTGATAGTCGGTCTCGGTGAGACCGTCCAGGTCCTTGAGCTTCCCGAAATCGGCAGCCATCTCTTGCAGGATCTGCTGACGCGTGGTGGTCATGAGCGCCTGCGCCTGACGGTTGCCGTGGTACATCTGCAGGATGCCCTGGCGGGCGCGGTCCTGCGTCGCGTAGTCGGGCGAGTTGAGCTCGTTGAACAGTTGCTCGACACGCTGCTGGGCTTCACGCTGCGTCTGCAGGCTTTGATCCTGCTGCTGGCGCTGGGCCTGCTCGCGCTCGAGGGTAGCTCGCCCCTCGGCCAGACCACGCTGGTACGCCTCGTCGGCCGCTCGTCGTCGGGTGCCCCGCGTCTCACCTTCGGGTGGTTCTGCGGCTCCAGCGAGGTCGGGTGGCTCGGGTGGGGCGGTCGCTTCGGCCGGTTCCAGTGCCTCCTCGACGGGCGGTGCGGCTGGCGTAGCGGGTTGGCTCGCGGGTCGCAGGTGCTCCGGGTAAATGGAGGCGTCTGGACCGAGGGCGATCTCAACCGCAGACCCAGCGTCCGGGCCCGAGGGTGCAGGTGCGTCGGCCTGTGGTGACGGTAGCGAGTCTGGCATCGCTCAGACGCCGTTACTGTACGTCAACCGTGCTTTAGCACTCTGCTAACGCCGGCGGGCTATAGTCGCGCACACCTACACAAAGACGCCCGCGTCGCCAGTTGGCACTTGAGCGACCGGGCGTCAGGCACCAGAAAGGTACTTCCGATGCGTCTTCGATCATACCGCTCGCTCTTCACCAGCCTTGTCGCTGGTGCGGTACTGGGCGCACTTGCACTGCCAGGTCTAAGTTCGGCCCAGTCGTATACCGACCCGTATAGCAACGGCTTCGCCTTCACGTCACCGACCTATGGGGGTGGCGCGACGACCCTGTATCCCGACGGCACCAGCGCCTACACTTCGCCGTCATACGGCGGCGGGTACACGACGAGTTATTCGAATGGAAGCCAGGCCTACGTGTCGCCGGCGTACGGCGGCGGCTATACGACCTATACCACGCCGCCGGTCTACCCTCCATCCGGCTATAGCTATCCCTGACCATTCCCATGCTCTTCAACAATAAGGCGCTCTACTGGTGGATCGGCGGAATCGGCGCCATGCTTCTGGTCAACCACTTCGTCGGCACGACGACCTTCGTACCCTTCATCGCCTTCGCGGGCTTTGCCGCGCCTAGGGCAGCGTCACGAGCGCCTGCTGGCCTGCCTGTCCGCTGAGCAGCACGTTCATGAGCGCCTGGTGCTGCGCGAGCTGCACCTGGTTGGCGTACACGTCAGGCCCGTAGCCAACCACCGGCGCAAGCACGCCGGTGGGCTGCGCCCGCGCCATACCCGCGTCGGACAACTGGGTGATGTCAGCCAGGACCATGCGCCCGGCGGCTTGCTGCGCGGCCTGATCGATGTTCTGTAACGCCGCACGCTGCGCGTAATCCGGCATCTGCTGCCATTGTGGCGAGTCGACCAGGGACGCGGCCGCCTGCTGGATGATCTGGCCACGGTACTGCTCGAAGGTTCGCTGCTCCTGGGGGGTCAGACGAATTTCATTCGCCGGTCCGTAGGGAACGCTTTGCGGGGTGGCCCCAGGCGCCACACCCGCAGCCTGCATCGCCTGGAGGACCGGCGTCGGCTGGCCAGCAGCGGTCTTGACCGGCAGGATTTCTCCCAGCCCCTGGCGCGGGTTGGGTATGGCGCGACCGAGCACGTCGACCGCACCCGGCAGACCCTGCCGCAATCCAGGGATGTTCTGCGCCACGTTCTCGGCAATACTCTGTGGCAATTGCTGCGGGGTCACGGCCCGGAGGGCTTGCCGCTGTTGTGGATCGGTCATCTCGGCAATGGAACGCACCTCGCCTGAGAACGGCACGAGGCCACCCAGGATGCTCGAGGCCACGTCACTGGCGGCACTCAGGCCCGTACCGCTCACGCTGTTTGACTGCAGCGTGTCATAGAGATTAGCGAAGGTGCGCATCGGCGTCACAGAGGCAAGTTGGCGTCCGACTTCGGAGATCA